TGGACCAGATCCAAAACTTACAATATCGCCGTTATATTGATCAGCGAAGTCAACCCCAAAAAGAAGCCGCCCACCATAACCAGCTTGACCCGTAGTTGCTTTTAGCGTGATTGCGTTTTGTGCAAATGACAAATTAGCGTTACCCTCAATCGTATCTGCATCTGTGAAGATTGCGATCTGATCGTTAGCTGGTGTTCCGCTTGTATCTACAGTTCCGCTGGCAGTTGAAGCCGCCTCAAGAGAAATGAGATTAGCGCTCTCATTGTATGTAAGAACGAAATCGTTTTTACTGGTCAGATCTTGATCGCCGTCAAACGTAAAATTACCAAGCTTTACATTCCCAACCCCATGTGGATTGAGTACAATGTTTCTGTTATTGCTAGAAACAATCTCACGGGCTAAGACATCAAGGTTGCCACCAAGCATTGGAGTCGCATCGTGGACGATGTTAAGGGACTGGTTTACAAAAGCCCCTGACCCGTCATGGACTAAGTAGTCGTTTGCACTTTCTGAGCCAACCGTTACATCACTAAGATCATTCAGCTCATCGACACCGCTTGCAGTGTTTGTAATTACACCAGACGAGCTGTTGTAAGAAATGCCAGTACCTGCTGAGATCTTGCCCCTAATATCAGAGTCCTCAAGGTCTAAAGCTGCTCTCGCTCCAGCTGCATTAGTGGCCCCCGTACCGCCACTACCGATTGGGACAGTGCCTCCAGTCAACTGCTGCCCGTTTAAAGACAAGTAGTTTGTATTCGCAAGAGTAACATCCGTAGAATTATCTGCGCCTGCGGCGTCAACCCCAAGATTAGCTCTTGCTGCAGCAGCATTAGTGGCTCCTGTTCCGCCCCCAGCAACAGGGATTGTATTTAAGCTACCACCAAGAGTAAACGCTCCATTAGTCTGATTAAGTGTGATTCCAGACACGTTGCCCGACGCAGACAGTCCAGTAAGCTGAGTGGTGGCAATAGATAGAGCAGCTTGATGAGCAGTCACATCGCCCTGAGTAACCGTGTAGTCACTAATGGCCCCAATAAGAGTCCTTACCTCTGCAGCTGTGACACCAGCTGCCAACTGAGGGTTGTCGCTGGAGTCTGAGTAGATGGCCGTCTTGACGTGGCTGTCCACGTAAGTTTTAACTGCCAACTGGCTGGGAACCAAGTTGTTAGTCGGAGAACCAAATGTAGCATCAACATCTACAAAGGATGCACTGCTTACATCAGATGTTGTTGTAAGTACAGCTTGACCGAGATTGATTGATGAACCGACTGTAATGTAGTCAAGTTTGGTCTTGTCTCCGTTTGCAAAAGCCCCCTCTGACGGAGGTACCTGATAGTCGGTATTAGCTGTGGCGATGGCGTATGTTCCAGCACTAACCTTCTTCATGAGGCCGCTGGCTCCAGAAAAGTCTGTGTCAAGGATTGCATCGCTCACTGCAGTAACGTCCACCCACGAAGTATTACCGCTTCCGTCTGTCTTCAGGACGTGGCCGTCTGTGCCAGAGGAGTTTGGCAGTGTAAGTGAGTAGGAACTCGAAAGGCTAGGAGACTTGACAGCAATGCTGTTAGACCCGTTGAATAGCTTGAGGCCACCCGCATTCTTCAGCTCTACGTCTGTGGTGTTTTCAAATGTGACTGTTCCTACGTCGCTGTTGAACTTGTAGTTCGCAAGATTAGATCCGTTCTTGCCAAACTGAAACACAGAGCCGTCGTGAGCAAGAAGCTGATTGCCGCCAGAACCAAACTTGAGGTTTGTGTTTACCGTGCAGTTACCGCTTACAGCGAGGTCACCTGTTATATTTACAGTTGCTGTACCTGATGCTGATCCAATTTCACCAATAGTAAAACTCTGACCCCCCTCTACACCAATGGTCGAAGCGTCCTTAAACAGTACGTCTCCGTTGACAAACAGAGCAGCAGGTTTGTCAAGTGTAGTAGTATTTATTCCTACCCTTTTATTTGCTTCATCAATATAAAAAATGGTGGCATCCTGAGCATCCCTAATGTTCAGGTGGCCATTCTCAATGATGTCAAGGTTCCTTGTGGTCTCCGTAGTCGTAAGGTTTACCGTGCCGATGTTCTTTGTAACCTCGCTGGTATTTACAAAGACAAGGTTTCCATTGGCGTCAGCCTTTAGCAACTGGCCGTTGGTAGGAGACGAAGTGGGAAGTTCGTAAGGGGAGGTGGTGTTTGTTGCACCACCCAAGAAGAAGTGACCGCTGTCAAGATTAGGGATGTCGTTGGTTCTGTCAATCGCAGAAACCTTAAACTTCTGTACAATGTCATTGTTGGCCTTCAGTATAACCCCAACATTCTGAACAAGATTGCCAGAGCCAGAAGGCTTGGTTACAGTGACAGCCCCTGCGGATGCAGCTGAAACGTACATGGTTTTACCAACCGCTGCTCCAGTAACACTTTGAATGTTTTGATTTAAAACCCCAGCACTAATTACATCGCCACTGCTGTTGTTGGAAATGTCTTCATAAGTGAACCCAATGGCTGGCATTTTGCTAGAATCACTAGCGTCAGCCAAGTCAACAAGAACGTTTTCTCCTTGGAGGCCAGAGGCATACACAACGCTGCCAGCAGGAATTGTGGATCCCGTAGTGTTTCTTACAGCAATATGAAGCTTATCAATATAAGCCCACTCTGTGGCATTGACTACAGGGCTGCTCTTGACAAGTGCCTGGCCCGTAGCCCCAGGAGGGCTAGTTGGCACACCCGCACCGTCCGCACCTTGCAAGCCGTTCGTAGCAATGGCGGCTTGGACCTGAATTACATTCTGAGACGCAGAAGCTACTGTGACATTGGTCGCCCCCTCAGCAGGGGTGACCTTCACTTCGATTGGATCCCCTAGTGTAAGGTTAACCTCTGCCATATTACGTGTTGGTTACGTCTTCAACAGCTGTAAAGACTCCATGAAAAAATGTTTCTGTTTCAGAGCCAGCATGCTGAATATCATACACAAACTGACCCGAGAAATTCATGGCCCCAGAAGGAATAGTTAGTGTCAATTTTTTTCCAGCGTCAGAGTAAGCGAAGTAAGTAGTGCCATTGTTTATGACGTTTAACTGAGGCGTTTGTTCATCATCAGCCGTGGTGCGCACCTGCATTTTCCAACCAGCAACAGGGCGAGCACTAGACTGATCTGCATCAAATGTGAAGATCAGCTTAAACGTGTCTCCTTTTCTGCAGCGGATGTCCAGCCTGGACGATCTATCTAGATTGATACTTGACATTACTTCAAGAGTTCATTGACGTTGACACTTTGAGATTCTTCAATCTCTCCTCGATTACCTTTTCTCTGAGAGATAAGCTTAGACTGCTTGGCTGCCTGCTGATCAACGCGCTCATCCTTCCTGTCCTCCTTGAGAACTTCAAGCTTTTCCTTGAACTCCTGCTCCTCAGTTCTGAACCCGAGAGTGGCCTGAGCTCTAATCATCTCAACCTCCCTACGCATCGTGTGCTCCATCTGCATACGCTCTGCCTCAAACTTAGCCTTCACCTGCTCCATCTGCATATCAAGCTGAGCCTTGAGCTGAATCTCTTGAGCCTTAGCTTGTGATGCTGCCTGGGCAGTTTGAATGTTTGCTTGCGCCTGGGCCTGAGAGTTGGCTTGCGCCTGCTCCATCTGCTGCTTGATGCGCTTCTTACGGCGAACGACCAAGAGCCTTTCAGCTTGGTCGACGTCACGCAACTGGCGAATGGCGATAGCATCCTCGATATCAATCTCTCTTTGCGAAAGCGCTACTTGGATGTTTTGCTCCAAGTACGCTCTGTCCTTGTCGTCCATCTGCTTCCGAACCATGACACCAAAGTTGTACATGGGGAGATCAGAGAACGAAGACACGACGCTCATGTTTGTGGAGCCAACTGCGTTCTCGTACACCCTATACAAGACCGACTCGGGCGGTAGTATCTGCAAGCACTTTACTACATCCTCCACTACTCTCTTAAACAGCATCATAGATGCGTGGGTCACATCATAGATGGCGTTGTTGCCACCTGCAATGGCCTGCTCTCTCACCCCAACCAAGTCCTCGCTCTTTGGTGTCGAACCATCCATAGCCTCGTTGATTCCCGTAGCGTCACGGATCATGCGGAGATAGTGGTTGTACAAACCAATAAGCTGGTTGATGTTGCGGATGGTATTATCCAGCGGACGAACGGGTGGGTTTTGGAATCCACCCTCTGGGTTCTTGCTCCTGTAGTAGAAGACACCAGTCTGCTCGTAGATGTCTTGGATCTCCAGTGGTTGGAGCTCCCCGCCCCTACCGAGCTGAACGTTGTCAAGCCCCTCGATGTCTACAATCAATCCATCAGGCTTGGCCTTGGCGACCGCCTGCTGGATCTTCAAGTGGGTAAGCTGAAGCTGATCTGCAAAACCAGTGATGCTGCCCACAATAGACTTAGGCATCATGCGACGGAGATTCGTGGCTGACACAGAGTATGACAGACGAGCCTTGCTGATGTCGTGGATGTTCTTGGGCACGTTGGTCTTGATGCCGTACCCATACACGTAGTCGGTACCTACAATGTACTTACCTCCGTACACTGTGGCGTTCTCCATCTTGTGAGACTTGCGCTCAAAGACAGAGCTCTTAGGTGCGCTGTAGTCTTCCCCCTTGAAGAAAAAGTTTGTGTTTCCGAAGCGGTTGTCCTTGTCCTCGAAGTACATGCAATCCACAGAGAGAAACTCGAAGTCTAAGATTTGGATGCGGTACTCATCATATCCGTAGGACATCCGATCTCTTTTGTCGTCGTAGTGTTTACGACCAAACACAGAGGAGTCGTTGTTGAATTTACCAGACACCTGCTTGGCAATCTTCTCGAACTCCTCCTCCTCGAACTCCCCCATAGCTGTACGCTTGAGCTCTTCAATGGTGATGGTCTTAACGTGACCCGCATACACCAAGTCCTTAAAGTTGGGGTCTTCAGTGTAGCTGTGTACAAAGTCACATGGGTCGACGTAAGCTGTAACGATTCCGTGGTTAGGATCGTTCTCGCGCTTCACCACCGACAGGCCCAACGTCACGAGATCATTAACACAACGTCTAAACGTAGAGTCATTGAAGTCGTTCCAAGACAGAGTCATGTTGGTAGCAACCTGGGCCGCGACCTCGGCGTCTGTCTTAATGTTGGTGTCCAAGAAAATCTCTGCCTCCTCCAGTGTGTCTGGAATCTGGCTGGGATCCTCGGACATGTTGATGCCAGACTGTTTCATCTGAGCATACAAGTCCTTGTTCTGAACCTGCATCTCAAGCTTGCGCTTCTTAGCATCCTTCTCGCTGCTAGACACAGGGTCAATAGCTTGAAGATTTGGGTACGGCTCGGAAGACAGGATCTTGTTGACTACAATCTTTACGAACTTGGGGATGATAGGTACAGGAGCCCAATCAAGGTTGAGCAACGTACCGTCTCCGTTGTTCGGGTCAAGGCTGTTTAGGATCTGCTTGTAGATAGTCGTGTCCTGAGTCCCGTTTGCGTAGTCACGGTTTCTCTCAAATTCTTTACGACGTTTTCTGTATGTCCCAGATTCGTCATCTACCTTACCCCAGTTACCCTCAATCGCTTTTGCGTACTTTAGCCCATAAGACTTCTCAAGCTTTTCTTGAGCAGGAGCAAGCGGATCAGGAAAGGTACTGGATTTTTTATTCGCGTTAGAGTAGGACATTTACAGTATTCCTTTATCTAGCAAATATAGTGTAAATTAAGTAAGGCTTAGGCGTTGGGCTTGAAGCGCCTGAAGAACTTCTTGTCGTCAAACTTGCTTACCTTCTTTTCAACCCTCACCTTCTGCGCGGCCAAGAGCGCAAGACCTGAACTAATGGTCAAGTCAAACTTAGTTCTCTTGTCAATGCGATACCCAATCCAATCCTCCAGGGTTCTGTTGAAATACATATTCCCAACACTACCGTCTTCTCTTTCCCCGACGTGATCAAAGATGTATTGCTCGATTGCTTGAGCGTGAGCGTGGATGACATCTTGAGAGTTAGATGGGATACCCTTGGTCCTGACATTGCTGCTGCTGCCTGGGGGCTTCAGGTGATCTGGCCTGTTCATTACGTAGCCATCGTAACCCCTTGACTCAAAGTATCTTACGATGCCGTACTTATTGTTTTCAATTAAGAGTGGGTAACCGTAGAAGAAAGCTGCCATCAGAACATCTTCGTAGAAGATCTTGGCCAAGTCAGGACGTGACGCATACTCTACAACAAACATGTTGGACGGGTGTGTCTCCGTCATGCTAAACTTGTTGTACAGATGCAGGGCACCCTTAGAGCCACGGCCATCAACCGTGGCGTCAAGGTCATACGAGTCGACACCGCCGCAGCCTAGGTGACCATGAGGTGGAACCTTCTTGCCCCCCTCTTCCTTGACTTTATTGCGCATCTCTGTAGGCGGCATCCAAGATGTGCGAAACCTGCCATTAGGGTCAGGGGTAAACGCCACTTCCTTGTCCATCTCCTTCCATAAGAAGTTGCCACGTATCACTGGGTTTGGATACAGATCTTCGTTGCTGTCTATCTGCTGATAGATCTTGCCGATGTTAAAGATGCTCGCCTCTACACTGTCCCTAAATGCTTCCTCTTCGGTAAACGGAAACTGACGAACCACCTCGTTCAGCTCTGAGGCATCAGACTTCAAAGAATCTCTTTCGTTCTTCAAGTAGGTCTTGGCCCCCTGCATGATGTCTTCTCCGTCAAGGCCAGGTATAGCTTCTTCAGGATCTAAGACAACTGGGTTACCGTACTTGTCGAAGAAGCCCTCAAGGGCGTTGTATGCTGGGATGAACAAACGATACAAACCACTCTTGGTTCTGCCGTTTGCATTGCGTTCGTTAGGGTTGCTGTCTTCCCATACAGCTTTGTACTCCTTGCCCCCCTTGTCCATGGGGTTTACAGTAGAACCCACCAGAGCCTTTCCCACAATCTTCCTACCCACAATAAGACACGTGCGCTCAATACGCCAAGCCTCCCTAATGTCGACAGGCTTCTCCCACTTACCCGCCTCATCAAGGTAGAGCATGTGGAGCTTCTCACCATCGTATGCGTTATTGGTGGTATTCTTCCAGTTGATTATCGTATTAAGAGCGTCGCCCTTCTGCGAAGTCTTATTCTTCTTCGTGATTCTCTTACTCGGCTCGCGAAAAGCCAGCTCCATGCGCGGATTGGTCGTTCCATCTTGAATGGGTTTGAAGAAGAAGGGGTACGATTTAAAAATCGAAACAACCTTCTTCATGAATATATTCTCCTGGGAGTCCTTACCCGTCTTAGACTGTATCCCTAGAAGCTTGTCTTTAACTTGCGTAGCTTCGTCCACAAGAACAGAACTGCATACATTGGTATAGCCAGAACGACGACACTTAGTATAAAGCTGACCGATGCAACGGGGGTCAACTTCGCACGCAGCCATGTGGAGAAAGATCTCGCGCTGGAAGGCAAGGTACGAAGGAAATCCGATATCGATTTTCGACCACTGGAGAAACATGTAGTGCCTGCCCGTGATGTACGTAGGGACGCCATGATTGTAAAACCAAACACCGTTACGCCTCCGCTCAAACTCCCCCTCGATGAAACCAGAAAATTTCCTGCGGAACTCCGAAGGCTTCTCGTACCACTCATCCATACTTCGTATCTTCTGCAACTCTTCGGGCATAGGAATGCGTCGCCACAGTTGCATAGATTTTGATTGGTCATGGAAGAGTATCTCAGATCGCTTTGGTTTTTTCGGGAGGACAACAAGAAGCCCATGGAGTTCAATACTCTCGCCCACCGAACCGTTAGGGTCGATCTTAATCCCCTGATCTTCATATCCATCTACGTCGATTAAAGGAGACATTGTTTATCGGCCCTGAGAAGCGTATGGCTTCTTGTAGCTCTTAGACGCTTTGTTCTTAGACTGCTTAGTCTTGGCGTGCACCCCCTTGCGACGAACACGCTTCTTCTTGTAGTTGTTTACTTGTACCTTGGCCATTGTATTTAATTTGTACGCCCGACAGGATTCGAACCTGTGACCGTTTGCTTAGAAGGCAAATGCTCTATCCAACTGAGCTACGAGCGCATAGGTTTATTTTTTATTCCAAGCTTCCTCCCAGAATTTGAAGTCAGGCTTGTTCCTTTCGAGCACGATATCCTTCCAATCACTTTGAGAATCTTTCGGCGAACCCTCCTGAGTAGTCTTTGTCTTCTTCGATTTTTCCATTCTCGCTTAGCTCTTTGATCATTTGCTCAAGCTTCTGTCGCTCGATGATTAACTCCTTACAGTCCACTGCTGTCTGCTTGACGGCTTGCAGCTCAGCTTTGCGGGCTGAGCCTCCAGCCTCTGGGTCTACTGGCTTCTTGACTTCCTCAATCATGTTGTCGATGGCAACAGCCATGCTGTTCATGAGGCGAGAAGAAGCGTCAAGCGTTGTGAACTTCTTGCGTGACAAAGTTTACGTATAAAGGTGTTTTTTCTCCGAGGTATGATCCTACTACATTGTAGTCTAGAAACTCTACCGCGTCTTCATAGTCGGTGCCGTCTTTCATTAGGATCTCTACCATCTTGTTGATGTCATATACAGCGACCACGTTGGCTCCGTAGGTACAGCCAACAAGGGCGTCATCAAATCCGTCTGCTGTGAGGCACTCCTCTTCTTCGAGGATCTCCATCAGGTATTCCTTTCCAATCATGACTCTACGTATAAGAAATCCTGGGCACGAGTTCTGTAATACTCCTTGCCGTCGATCTTGATGCGGTAGTCCATACTCTTGGGGATACCTACAACATCTCCTACCTCTACACCGAGCTCCTCAATCCACGGAGCCGTGAACGCAACACGCCCAGTCTTTACTGGCTTCTCCTTGAGCTCCACCAGTTCTATAATCTTGCTATCCTCCTCGACCTCTTGCTCTACTGGCTCAAGCAAACTCCATCCGCCAAGCGGAACAATATCCCCCTCTGAGTTCTTGTACGCAATAGCCTGTGATTCAGTTGCTGTCTCAGGGTGATAGTGGACTAGGTAATGGTCGTCCTCCCCCAGCAGACCCTGACCTCCGTTAACTACTACAAGGTGATGAAAGTACAGGGTGTCTCCAGGTTGAGCCCCGATGTCGTACTTGGCTGGGGCTGAGATGATTGGGCCTTCTGTAACCCTGTGTTCAAACTCGTTGTACTTCGTGTCAACGTACAGCTCGACACCGTTGTCCAGAGTCATTGTGTCGTTGAGCCTTTTCTTGAGCTCGACGACAAACTTCTTGAGTGATCGCATATTAAAAGTTTAAATCAAATTCCAGAATGCAGGGCATCTCATCAATGGCTTTCCAAAGGAGTGTCCCCTCATCTGTTTCAATGTACACAAGGTACCGCTTCTTGTTGTACTTCACAAGAGCTTTTTCATCTTCTAGTATCGCAGACACCTTGCCTCCCCCTGCTCTCATGCCTACATAATAGGCCATGGCGTCTTTAGGGTCACGACCTATGATGATCTTTCTAATCAGACCCTCATCCATAACTGAAATGTTTTTTAATTCAGTTCAAAGATATGTCAAGACCATCTAACAGGTCTCCTAGGTCTGGCTGCTGAGAGTGATACGCTTCATCCATGATGCCCTTCATGATCTCGTACTCCTCGTTTCCATCAATGTTAAAGCTGTACATGGAGCGCATATTCACATTACCGCTTGACTCTCCTGAATCGGCAATATCCTCAAGGTCTGATTCGTCCATGACACCGATAAACATAGCTGCCATCACCCTGTGTGACATGTTGTTTTTTTCTACGAGGCTCTCGATCTCCTTGATAAGATGGTAGACCTCCGCGATGAATGTAATGTCTTTCTCTTCCATGGCTATATCTTTGTTCTAAGATACGAATTTAATTATGCCTAAGTCCAAGGTCCGTAAGACCAGATTGTTCAGGGAGTTTTCACGACTCGATCAAAAGTACGTGAATAGAAACTACCTCAAATACTACAGGTCTACAAAGCTAGAGTTCTGTGACACTAGAGATATTTCAAGCAGTCATTTAGACTTTTTAGTATGGGCCTATGACCTGGAGTTCTTTACCAAGGACTTTGCCTCAGAGGACTACGACATGAACAAGAAGAAGCTGGGGGAAAGAGTCCTCTATCCACTGGTGAACATGGGGTTTATCTACAAGCACTTCGACAGGCTGACCCCCAGTCAGACTGCGGAGGATCATCTGTTCCGTGACGAGACCAAGATGAACTACCGAGTCAGGTATGCTATAACGCAAAAAGCCCGCTTATTAGTGCAGGCTTTTTACAGAAGATTAGAGAACTGATCAGGTCAGATCGTCGATGGCGTCGTGCGCCTCAGTCACGTCTTCCACATACCCACCGTCGAGGATCACTCGGCTGACGAAGGCGTTGGTCAGAGACTGCTCAGTGTCGTAAGCAGGG